TGACAATTACAATTAATAATAGCAAATCTAACATTTCCCCCAACATTTTGATACTGAAACCAAGGAGCTCCTGTATAAGCAGTTTGAGTTTGATCTATATTACTAGCAGTATAAAATCCACCATAATTACCTAAATTATTAGTAAATTGGCTCAAAGCAGTAGGAGCACTTGATATATTAGTATATGGGATATTAGCACTACTTAAAGCTGTACTATCTGCAAAAGTAATATTACCATTTCCTAGTGTCGTTGGCATAATATTTTCCTTTAGCAGTTACAATAACAATTGCAATTAGTATAGTACATTCCTACATTAGTACCATCCCATGTTTGTACAATATGTACATCACCAAATTGATTCCCTGGAATACCATAAGGCCAATAATAAACTGTTGCTGGAAAAGAAGATGGAGATAAAAACCCACCATAGTTTCCTAAATTATTAGTATATTGACTTAAAGCAGTTGGACGACTAACTATAGAACTCCAAGGAATTGTTGCACTACTTAAAGTAGTTCCATCTCCAAAAGTTATACTTCCATTACCTAGGGTAGTAGTAGCCATAAATTATACTGTTCCGTATGAAATTACTGCAGCTTTAACTGTTAAGTTTCCTGATGAATCTAATTTAGCAACATTAGTCCCATTATAATTAAAATATAGTGTAGTACCACTTGGAGTAACATTCCATCCACCTGAATTGGCAATAGAAGTAGAAGTTCCTGTAATATTACCTGTAATGTTTGCAGTTATACCCCCAGAAGCAGTAACAATCCCTGTAAATGTTGGACTATTAGTATCTGCTTTAGTGGCAATAGCTGTGGCTATAGAGTTAAATTCAGCATCAATCTCTTGACCTTTAACAATTTTTGAAGGATTGCCAGATAAAAGAGCATCTTTGGCAGTGAAATTAGTAGCTTTAACATAATTTGACATTATATTGTCTTTCCTAGTTTTACATATATAGACATTTGTTGTAAACTTACAGGAGTGCCATCAATGGGGGCTTCAACTCCAAATTGTAATATTTTTCCACTTCCGCCTAAATTAACATCAATTTCAGCAATTGATGTTCCAGAAGTATATTCTCCAATATTATATTCAGCAATATTATATTCTGAATTTCCCCCAATAAAATCTTTTGTATATGTCCTAGAAGAATAATAAGTTCTATAATCAAATCCATATTTAAGAATAATATCTTGAGTACCAGAGGCAATCATAATTACTTTAGCTTTTTTAAGCAATTTTAAAGAATATGGAGAACCAAAATCAGTATTTTGTGTAAAATATTCTAACCGATAAATATCACCATTATCTGTATATCCAGAATAATCTCCAATTCCACCAGCCATACCTAGATATAGTTTTTTATTAGAAGTAGATAGGTAGGCTTTAGGTTCAAAGTCTGTCCAGATAGTAGGTCTTGCAGCACCATTTGGTAGTTGTTGCCTTAGATCAAAATAAATAGTTTGTTTAAGTGCTGGAAGCATCAATAAGTAAAAAGCATCTCTCTCAAAATAGACACTTTTAATTTCACTTAGCACTTCACCTTCAACATAACTAATTAAATCATCTCTAATATTAGCAGATAAATCACGCATAGGTGCAGATTTTTCATTAATTACTCGGTTTAAACTTCTTAAACCACTCTTAGAAAGAAAGATTAAATCAGTACCAGTATTTTGAATTGTATCTCTACCAACACAACCTACCCCAGTAATTACATCTTGTAATGCAAAACTTGTACTTGTTGGATCTGTTGGATTATTATAAATAACAATATTATTACGGCAAAATACAACTAAGAATCCATTATGGGAAGAAAGTCCTACAATCTCATCATTATTGCCTACTACAGAAGCAACATCAATTAATCCACTACCTGCTCCTGTAAAAGCATTTCCATCAAGAAGTTTACTAAAATAAATAGTAGAAGTAGCTCCAGTAATATTAGCAGTCCATATTCTACCAAAAGCAGCTAGTACACAATTAGGATCAAATACAGAAACTCCACTAGGTCTAGTACCATATCCAGATCCAATTTTTTGAAATATATAACTTCCAGCATGGTTCATTCTACGATAGATAAGAAGTTCATTTCCCTTTTGAGCAGCAAATCCATACATTAAAGAACCAAGTCCACTTCCTTCAGATAATTGTGCCCATTGCCATTTATTACCTGTGAAAGTAGGTTGAGGGGATAAAGCAGTGGCTGTTCCACCAGATTCAGCCCCATATATAGGTAAGTTTGTTAAAGTAGTAGTTCCTGAAAAGAATTTACCATTTCCAGCAGAAAGGATTGTAGAAGTTCTATCAACATCAATAAACTCAAACATACTTTCAATATAAGAAGTTGAAAGACTTCCAGAAGATGTTGTAAGCATAGTCCAACCACGACGACTTCCCAAACGACCACTTCTATCAATAATACAATTAAGAGCCTTAGTTGCATACCCACTCTCTAAAGTGGTACCAGCTTCTTGAGTATTTAACCCTAAGAAGCCTAGTGTAGCATTACTTGCAACTTGAAATTTTCCTGACATTAATATGGATTCCAGGTAATTTCATCCATACGCTGTGCAGATTCAAAAGCAATTAAATCTGAAAGAATAGAATGATATTTTTGTTCTTGTTCTATTGAACCACCATCATCACCACGTTCAGAGATAGCCCTTGAGATAGTTCCCTCAATAATTACTTGATAAGGGGAAATAAGTACATCTGCATCAGCACTAAGTTCTGACTGAGGATTAAGACAATTTACTCTTATATTATAAGATTTATCTGGGACTGGATAAACATCTAGTTTAAGTTCCCCAGTAGAACTAATACCATTTACATTATAGTAGAAAGGGCTGCTTTGTTGTGTAGGAGAAGCCCCAAGATAGAAAGCACTATCAAACCACCTAGTTCCTTTATTTTCTAAAAAGAAATTATCAGTATCATTGAGAATGTCAATAATACGAGTACGAGTAGATGTATTTGCTAATGTATAATTATAAGTAGAAGCTGAAGTAGTAAAAGGAATAACTGTCCGTAAACTATGCCAATCCCAACTATCTTCAACTTCTCTTTTTACAACATTGACTAGTTCCCCTATAAGCTTACTATAAGGGGTTTCTTGAACAGAAGAAACTTCATTCTCACGAAGTCTTCGTAATACTTTATTTACAATTTCTAAGTAAGTCATTTAGTTTCCTAGTCTTTACAACATTATAACATATATTTATTTATTTGTCAAGTATAATACTATTTCATACCTTTCTTTTTAGCTGGCATTTTCTTTTTCATACCTGCTTCAGACATAGCAATTGCAATAGCTTGTTTTCTAGAAGTTACTACTGGACCTTTTTTAGAGCCACTATTTAATTTACCAGCTTTCCACTCTTCCATTACTTTACCAACTTTTGTTACTTTTTTAGTAGCCATGATTTATCCTTAATAATAGTTAAATTATGCAACAATAGCACAACCTGAAGCAATTAAACGAACTGTATATTGTCCTCCAGCAGGGCAAGAGGCATTTGGTTGAATACGAATATAAGTATTACAGGCTGTAATAGTAGAATGAGTAGTTACTTCTGGAGGAGCATAAATAGAAATTACATCTCCATTTTGATAATCAGGATAAACATCCCCTGTATTATATAATAAAGGATATAACCAAAAGCTAGTAGTTCCATCATTAAATTGAGGTTGAATCTCTACCAATCCAATATTTTCAGCTCCTGATACAATTTGAATTATACCAAAAGCAGATAATTGTGTTCCTGTTATTGTAGTCCAACTCGCAGATTGTGATGAAAAATCTTGAAACCCTCCAGTGGTATTTGTGATGGTTTGTAGCCATCCTCCATTTTCTGCAGTAAATACTCTAGAACCTGCAGAAGATCCACCACCTCCTTCACATGGATTAGGCATAGTTCCAGTAGTATTTGTACCTGAAGCAGCTTGACTTCCTGTAAATATTAAATTATTACTTTTATTTAAGTAAGGTCTTGCTGATACTTGAATAAATCTTTTAATAGTTTTTGCCATAGTTCTAGCAAGTAAGAAAGCACCTTTACCATTTGGATGTACACTTGCATCTGTATAAATTGGAGAACCTGCTGTACCTAAAGGAGTTCCTGGAGATGCTGAATTTTCATAAGCACTCATATCAGATACAAATAAATTATACCCATTATCTAAACTAAGCATATAGGCTTTTATTTGCTGATAGGCAGTTACTTTAGTAGCACTATCGTATGAAAAAGAAGGATGAGGAGTTGCTAAAAGAATAGTTACTCCAGGAAATGAGTTTTGAACAATACTTAACCAATTAGATAAAGATTTTTGCATTGCTGCATAAGTTGCTCCACCCCCAATATCATTTTCAAGGAGACCATATCCAATAACTAATTCAGGAATACCATTTGCAGTTGAAAATTGTGAAATCCACTGTGCCCCAATATCAGCATTAATAGTTGGTAATGTTTGCCCAGAATACCCGTATGTTCCATAGCCATCTGAACGAGTAGTTGCAGTTACTCTAGCAAAACGTAAGGCAGAATTAGTTAAAGTATTTGCATGAAATACAGTATTTTTAAAACTCCAATAACTATTATCAGCCCCAGCCCCTGCTTTTTGACAGGCTGCTGCAATAGAGTTCCCACAAATAGCAGTTAGCATAGGTTTTGTGCTACCTTTAAAAATAACTCCCATTCCACTTGCATCTGATAATCCTAAAGTATTCCCACTACTATCTATTGAAATAGTAGAAAAATTACTATCAACACCATCACTAGGTTGTGATGGGTTAGAAAATCCTATTAAATTACCTGCATTATTATAAACCCCTTGAACACTACCTACACTACCTTGTACTTTTGCCATACTATTCTCCAATTAATATATTTTGTTTAACCCATTCTTGTAATGTTTGTAATTTTAATACATCTAGTGCACAATCGTTAAGTATGTTGCGTTCGGAGGTTCCATCAATTGTAGAGGGGGTCTCGGAAACTGAGGGCAAGTTGTCAGTTGTGGAATTGATGTGCACCCATTTAATATTAGGATGACTAGCATAATAGGCATTAATCTTTTTAACTGCATCTGCGTATTCCTTAGTGATGTTTTCACTGATTTGTTGTTGTTTCTTTATTAAAACTTTAGTTTGTTCTTGTTGTTGCTTACCTAATACCTCTGTTTGCAATTTAAAGGTATCATAGGCTTTCTTTTCTTTAGAGTAGCCCTCATAGTATCCAATTCCAAATAAAAGAGCTAACAGCCCCATTACTGCAATTTGTTTCCAATAGAGTAGGAACATTTTAACCTTTTGTTGAAACTTTAATGAAACTAGAGATAAGACCACCAATGGCAGCTCCTTGTCCCCAATCAAGTCCACTAAGTTTAGAGCCAAAGATAGCTAATAGAAAACCAATCCCTTGCCATGTAGATGGTTCTGAAAGTCTTTCTTCAAACCAAACTAAATAGATCTTTATTTTCTCGTTCATTTGCCTTCCTTAATCATTAGAGATAGTCGTTTAGCTCTAGCACCTACTTGAGTAGCCCATTTAGATTTGAGCATTGATTGTGAAGCCTCTTCATACTTTCCATTCTGAATTAAATTAAGAGTATTAATAAATCCTAATAATCCTTTAATTCCCAAATTAAAAGTCATATTAACTAAAGCACGTTGTCTAACTTCAGATAAAGAATTAACCCAAGGAAGAGATTCAAATAGGAGTTTAGAAGCTTTATTAATATCATTAGTTAAAAGATAGTCTATTTCTTCACTAGAAAGACCTACATCTGTTAAATTACGTCCCACTCCAATAGTAGTTTTACCTACAGTATCAACATAAGGTTTACTTCTCACTCCTTCATCAACTACTAATTCTTGTTTTAAGAGTTCTATATTCATTGATGATGTCCTACAAAAAGACCAGTAAAATAAGTAACGAACCCACCAACAGCAGATGCAATTGTCATTCCCATCCAAAAACCACCTTTGCTTTTATTAGCTAAAGCAAGTAGTTCTTTAATGTCAGTGTCCATGCCATTAATTTTGGTTTCAAGGGCTTCAACTTTAGCCTCTAATCTACCATATTGATACGGATCAATTTCACTCATTTTAAGTCTTTAATTTCTTTTTTAGAAGATTCTTTTTTAACTTCTGGAATTTCGATAACTTCTTCATATTGAGGATGTTTACGCATATCTAAAATATCATGCTCATACTCAAAATTAACCACTACACCACTTAATAAACATTTAAACTTAGCCATCTATATCTCCTTTAATATTCTTATAAAGTTTTTATTAAAACCCCATAAAAATAGCCCCTGCATTGCACAAGGGCTATAAGCTAAATTAAGCTGGAACTGCTAAAGCGAAACAAGCATTATCACGCAACTCACCAACACCATAGATTGTATCTGCAGTGTATAGAGTACCTAAATACTCTTGTTTATATTGAGTTTGTGAACGAACTCCTTGTTGTTCTACTAAAACAGCAGCATCACGATGACCTAGTAGACAAATACGAGCACCACCAGTTGCTGTATCAGCATTTGAAGATACAAACACAGGGATACCATATAAGTTACCAATTTCACCATTACGGATTGTATTATTACCACCTTGTTCACCAACAAAAGCTTGCTCAGTATAACGAGCTAAACCCATTAAAGTGTTACGGCTTGAAGGAGGAACCATAAAGAAACGACCATCCATTGGTACATCATTGTCATCAAGACGTTGAATTGTACGACGAATAGCTGAATCAGTAAGGGCAGAAGCATTGCTTGAACCTGATGTATATGCAGTAGTACCATCACCACCAATATAAGCACCAGTATATGTTGCACCAGAGCCACTATTAAATGTACGGCCTAATTGAACTAATGAAGTATCAACTTGTTTTGCTAAAGCATAACCAGCATCATCTGTATAAAAACGACGTAGTGAAGAAAGAGCTTGAGCTTCAACAATATCTTCAATCAAACGTGAATATTCATAATGGTTAGTGATTGTGATGTCTGTAATACCTTCAGTAGCTGCAATAAGAGTTACTTGAGAATTTGCTGATTTAGCAGAAGCTGAACCACGAGTCGGTGTAGGGATATGAACTGTATCGCCTTTTTTACCAACAAAAGACATTTTTTTAAATAAATTAGCTGCTACTAAATTCTTTTTATAAGCAGCAACAATCTCATCACTCCAAATCTCTGGAATAAAATTTGCTGCCGTGGTAATAGTTACTTGATTTGAGCCTAAAGCCATGATAAAATCCTTTTTCTAAAATGTTAAATTACTCGACCCTCTCGATAAGCTGCCATAATATCATTTGATAAAGCATCGTATCTGTCTGGGTCAGTTTGCATAAGTTTAATAATATCGCTTCGACGATATTTCTTTTTAGAAACAGATTCTTGAGCACTTGTATTTCCAATGTCAGCCGCTTTAAGTTGTAAATCTCGGTCTACTTTAGAAGTTTCAGTTGCTTTTTTAGACATAGTTTGTTTTTCATTCCAAGTCTCAAATAGTTCTTTTGCTGAGTCATAATCAAATTGCGATTCTGCCCTCACCATTAGTTCTGTTCGTACTTTAGAACCTTTAATCCACTCAATAAAATTTGGATTTTGTATTGTTTCAGCTAAATTAGGAAATTCAGAAGTAAGTTTACTTAGAACTTCTTGTTTTTTCATCTGAGCAGAGGCTCTTTGAGCTTCTTTGACTGCAGGATGATTATTAATTGCTCTATCAATAGCATTTTTAGGTTCAATGAAAAAATCTTCATCACTAGATTCTGTTTCTTGTGTCTTTAAGTCTTTTGATGTTTGTGTCTTAATAAAGTCATCCACAACTTTACGCAGTTCTCCAACTTCACTACCCTGTTTACCAATTAACTTTTCAGCCTCTTGGTGCATAGCGATAATGTCTTTTGCAGATTTACCACGATATTTTTCTGGAGTATCGTCAATAGGTTCTTGGGTTGCAACTTGTTCCTTTTCTTCTGGAATCATGTCGTCCAATGAATCTACTAATTCAGCACTTTCTAAAACGTCATCTATTACTTTTGCCATATTAATTTCTCCTGTGCTCTTAGCATTGTAGGAAAGGGACTAAAGTTCTTTGGCTTCTTTAATCTCTTTTTTTGTTTGCTCGATGTGCTTTTTCTCCCAAGCCCAAGCTGCTCCTGGAAAGCTCCCTGTAATTCCCTCTAAACTGATACGAGGTGCTGTTATTACTTTGTCAGCATCTGCACCACAAAGAGGACATGTAGAAACTTGTGTATATTCAGTTAGTTTCTCGAAACTTTCTTTACAGTCTCGACACTGAAAATCAAATAGCTTCTTCATCTTGTAACTCCTTATAGGTTTGTTCTGAAATTTGTTGCAAAGTCAGGATCCATTGGAGTATATCTATTTGCCCTTTACGTTTATGAAACTCTTCAAACGTCTCAATCGTACTAACTTGATTATAAGCATCAAATAGGGTTTGTGTATCTTCTATAAAATCTTTCCAACCATTAGTTGACATAGTTGAAAATCTATCTTCATAATATTTCTGAATTTCTATATCCATATTATCTTAATTCTGGAGGTAAATCATCGTGAACACGTTCTGAATTAAAAGCATGCTCACAATGATTTTTATTAAAAAATAAAATATTAAGTAAATGAAACCAAATATTAAATGGAAACCTATTTCTATTTCTCCAACAACGGCTAGAAAAAGTTTCATCAGCCCAACCCATTGTTAGAGTATTAAATAATTGATCAAAAGCCACCCAAATTTGATCAATTTGTCTCCAAATTCTTTCTTTATTAATCATAATATTTAATGTATAATAACAGTTATTGTTAATATTATAACATAATTTAATTAGTTTGTCAATATTAATTAAAACTATTTATAAGGTTCTTAATAGCATTAGCTAATCTATGAGCAAACATTTCATGCTCTGCTGGCAATGGATGTGAATCTGTATATGGACTAGTATTATAGAAATATTTACCCACAGTTGGACCACCTGTCCACCAACCATAAGGATTACCACTATTATTAATGTAATCTCCTGTAGTATCTAAAATAGTGGGGATATAAAAAGTTAAAGAATCTCCAGATGCTGCAATAGCAACAGGGATATCGGCTTCAGAGGTAGGTTGACCATCTGTAGCAAACATCTTATCCCCTTGTAATAATTTATTCCCTGTAATAATAAGAATAGAGTTTGGATTTGCTGCTCTAAATGCAGTTATATAGGAAATAATTGCAGCCTGTCTAGCAGAACTTGTTAATGCACCTGAGTTTCCTACATCATTGTGCATACCACAAACAATATGAATATCTGGACCAAATAAATTTACTCTATCAAGTCTATCAATATATCTAGTAACTGCTCCAGAATTATTATTAATAAAACCAGAACTACCCACTGCATTACTATAATAACTATCTACACCTAACATAGCACAAGTAAAATCTGTAAGTCTTGCTCCTGCATCATAAGGAGTTCCATTACCTCCTGCAACTAATGAATCCCCTTCAAAACTAATCTTAATTCTATTAGGATTTTGTACAGGAATTATCGAAGCATTTGCATCTGCATAAATAGCAAGTAAAAGATTATTTCTAACTGAATTTGTAAAAAATAATCTAACAGTATGAAATCCTGTAGAAGTAGTAGGAAACTTAGACATATCAATAATCAAAGCTCCAGAACCTGCCGAAAATTTAGTTCTAATTGGAGAAAGACCAATTAACCTTCCATCTACTTCTACTCGTACAAGTAATTTTACTCCTGAATAAGTTCCGCCTCCAGGACGGCAAACTATCCACTTTGCATTTGTTTCAAAAGATGCTATTGGATGTTGTGAAGATGTTGGATATGATGGAGATGCTAAAGATCCTGCATTAGGTCCTAAAACTTCTGGAGGGCTTTGAGTAGTATCAATTGGACCTCCTGTTAAATAAAATGGATATGATGTATTACTAGGATTAATATTATATGTTAAATTTAAACCATTATTAGCAATGGTGCCCAAAGTACCACCCCATTGCATTGTT